AGGCTGCGTTGCCGCCGCGCGAGCTGATCAGATGTGCGTTGTTTCGGTTTCGCCCCGCGACAGACCAGTTCAGCGGCGATGTCTTTTTATGCCGCGTCTCGACGCCGGGCTCGACCGTGCAGCTTCCGGCGCGCAAATCGGTCCCGAACCAGCTGACTACCAGCGACACGGACTTTGCGTTGGGCAACGATGCTTCGAGCTGATCGACGGCCACCTGCCAGTCGCTCGGACCAATCAACTGGTGGACGTTTTCCGATTGCGAGATGCCGTCGTCGAACGTCTGGTGCACCGGCTCCGTGGCGTAGACGAACTCGCCGGAGCCCGGAATCATCACGACTCCGCGAACCTCCTTCTCCGCGCTCGAAATACTGCGGAACACTTCGAACGAAAGCTGCGGCACGCGATTGCCGAATTCCGCAAGTGGCAAACGCTCAAAGACAATGTAGGCGACACCGCGATACGCTGGCGCGTCCGCAGTTCCGTCACGCGCCGCGATGAGACTGTCCGGCTCTTGCGTCTCTGTGCCGGTGTGCAAACGAAATGATGTGCGGGACAGATCGAGTTCCTGCTCGTCGGCCCAGATGCGCCCGATGCGCGTCACGACGCCCTCACCGAGCGCCACGGCGAAATTTGCGTAATAACGATATTGCGTCAGAGTTGCGCCGCCACCCGAGCCGCCTTTGCCGCTGCCCGCCGACTCCGTCGATTTGACGATCTCCTCTTCGAGATCCGTCGCCCAGATGATCTGGCCACCGACACGCGCGCGTCCATAAATGCGCGGCAACGGCGAACCCTCTGTCGACGCCGTAACGCGAAGATCGCTGAGGCGCGGGCCTTCGACGGCGCGGCCCTGTCCGGAAGCTCCGAACAAGGCTGCATCGACATAAGCTCCCGCGAACGCGCCGACCTGCGATCCAATCGTCGCGCCGGACAGCGCCACGCCGAGGAAGCCCACGCCAGCGGGAAGCACGCTGCTGCCGACCGCAGCTCCGACAGCGGCCAGGGCAAGCGTCGCCATGTCTCAACATCCTTCGTTCAAATCTGGAAACCGGAACGCACCGGCCACGCGCCGTCGCCACCAGTGCGAGAACGACACCTCGCAGACCGGCGCGCCTTCCATCGCGTGGATCATCGTCAAAGCGCTGGCGACGATGGCCGCATGCTTCGCAACGACGCCTGCACGCAGCCGAAACACGACGACATCGCCCGGCGCGAGTTCCGGCGCTTCAATTCTTTCAAGGTGCCGCGACGCGGCGGCGAGCATCGTTTCCTCGCCGCCCGCTTCCGCCCAGTCGCGACTGTAGGCGGGTGGCATCTCCGCATCCGCCCCATAGACATCGCGCCAGACTCCGCGCACGAGGCCGAGGCAATCCGTGCCGATGCCACGAACGCTCGCCTGATGATGATAAGGCGTGCCGATCCACAGGCGCGCCGCTTCGACGATGCCTGCGCGCGTCGCTCTTGCTTGCATAGATCAGCTCCGGCGTCCGACCTGCGTCAGAAATTTGTTGCCCGGCATCGACGGAAAGCCGCGAAAATTGATGACATTCGCAAAGCGCGCTTTGCACGTCTCGACGCGCTTATCGCATCCGGCGGTGACGCTGAAGTGATCGCTCACAGCCGGGATGCCCTCGGCGTCCGTCCACAGTTCGATGGCATCGGCGCCTGCAAGCTTCGCATGCGATTTGACTTCGATTTTCAGCCCTTCCGACGCGCCCGATGTAAACGTCAAAAGCCCGCGCGCGAAAAATCCGCTTGCGAAACTCCCAAGCCCCGACACTATGAATCGCCGCGCCGAAGCAGCCGAAACAACTGTTCCCGTTCCGCGATAGACGGGCGACGAAAGATCGACCTTGCAGCGCGCGTCCCCGAGATTGGCGTCGCACGTCAGCTGCAAAAGCCGGCCCTTCGGCTGCTGCAGATAATGCGCGAGACCGCGCAGCTCCGCCGCAAAGCTCGTTCCGCTGCGACGGACTTCGCCGATGCTTCCCGACCGCATCAGCACGCGCTGACTTGTGTCGCTCCAGTTGACGCGATGGATTTCGACGCGCGCATCGTCATAGCGCCCCGCCGCGAGATCGGCGTCTGTCAACGTCGCCGACGACAGCGCGCCCGAGACTTCCAGGTTGTCGACGGCGAGCCCAAGGCCATCCTTGATGTCGCTTGCGGTGAAGCCGCTCGCTGCCTCATAGGTCGTGCCGTCGAACGTCAACGTCTTGTCGTGATCGGTGAACCCCATCACGACGCCGTCGCGGCGCGCGATGCGCCAGCACCAGCAGAGCGTGGTCGCTCCCGACGCAAGGTGCGCTGTGAACTCCGGAGAAAGCGCTTTCATAGACGCACCTCGACGATCGGAATGTTCGGAATGGCGCCCGACGTGAACCCGGAGAGATTGATTTCCAGCTTGTCGGTGTCGAAACGCACTGGCACGTCAAATTCGAATCCCGCCGTCACGCTTTGTCCCGCAGCGGGGATGTGTCCTGCGAGAAACCTCACGACGCCGGTGGATGGATCGACTGCGAAGTCGGTCCCGCTCACACGCTCGACACCAGCGACGGCGATGCGCACCGTATTCGCAACCGGCTTTTTGATATCGCGTGCCCAGGGCGCAAACGCAGTTCCATATATTTTGCGCAGCTGAAACGCTGTTTTTGCTCCGTCGCCATTGCCGAGCACCTGATCGAGCGGCGACACACTCCCATTCGGCGCGCACGATTTCCAATCCATCGGATCGCGCCAGCGAAACGCGTGCAGCCGGCCGCGCCGCTCCTCGAAAAACGCGATGATCTGTTGCAGATCGTCGAGCGACTTGACGCCGTAGCCCGCGTTATAGCTGCGACGGCTGTCGGCCCATCGGCTATTGCGCTCTTCATATCCGGAGCCGAGCACGACGACATCCGTGCGCCGTTCTGGCCCGCCCTGCGCATTGCGCGAGATCGCCGTCGGAAATCTGACGTCATGAAACGACATGAGATCACTTCTCTAGAGGTTGCGCTGACCATTCGCGGCGGCGCGTGCAATCATCGCCGCAATCTGCGTCTGCGAGCGATTGAAGCTCGCGGCGTCCGGCGTTGAAATATTGATCGTGATGTTTTGGCCGCCGCCGCCCGATGAGGCGATGCCAAGACGTCCATCCGGGCCGCGCGTCAGCGGCATGATCGCTTCCGGACCTTTTTCTCCCGCGAGGCCCGAGGCGCCACCTGCGAGCGGAAATGTAATCGGGCTCGCGATGACGCCGCCGCTCGCGAACGGAACCGGCGTGCCATTCTGAATGACGCCGCCTTTCGCAAACGGCATCGCACCGCTGACCACGCCCTGAAACATCGAGGCAAGCCCTGTCGTCAGCGGCTGCAACGCCGCCTTCAAAGCGAGATTGGAAATGTTCAGCGCCAGCGACTTGAACACATCGCCGACGTTCTTGCCTTTGATGGCAATATCGCCAAACGCCGACGCAAGCCGGTTTGAAAACTGCTGTCCAAGGCGGCTCGTCGTCGCCAGACTCGTCTCGAGTTCGCTCGTATCGGCAATAATTTTGACGTTCCACGTCTCGAGCTGTTGCTCGTCGGTCAACGGCATCGTTTCATGCCTCCCTGTCTGGGTATTGCCGCATCAAGGCATCGAGCTGCACGCGCGTCGGCGCTGCTCCTTCGCTCGAAACTCCGAATTTTCCGCGCAGGATGGCCTGCAGTTCGCGTGGCGTGAGGGACCAGAAGACGGCGGGTGCAAATCCGAGCAGACCCAGCCCCGTTTCCATCACGAGGTCCCAGCGAAAGGGTCGCGCGCTTCACCGCTCGCCTCCGCTGCTTTGCTTTGCACCTCGGCGTTTCCGCCGCCGAACGTCGCTGTCAGCAGACGCGCGACGATGTCGACGTAACCCGCCGCGCCGTCCTCGCACTTCATCGCCGCGACATCGGCATCGCTCGCGCCGTGTCCCGCGCCTCTGAGCCCCGCCGCGATAACACGCACACAATCGCGCGCGGAAAGACGACCCGTCTCGAAGCGCGCCGCGAGCGCCAGCATATCGCTCTGACCGAACGCGTCTTCGAGTTCCGCAAGCGCACCGAGCGTCAGCACGAGCTTGACGGTCGAACCATCCAGCCGCGCCTCGATCTCACCGCGATGTTTATTGGCCATGATCGTTCTTCCATTTCATTCGTCATCCTCGGCCGACAGAGAAAGCCGGGGATCCAGCATAAAAGTGCCGAAGGCTCGATACTGCGTCTTCGACAAGTCTTGTGCTGGATCCCCGAACGCACTCGCAAGCTCGTTGCGTTCGAGGATGACGAGGACGCTACGCCGCCGCGAATGTCAGCGCGCCCGCGCTTTCGAGCGAAATGTCGAACGTCACTTCAGCATCGTGACGCCCGCTGAATTCCAGCGCCGTGATCTGAAACGCACCCTCGATCGTTCCGAAATCCGGAACGATGATCTGCCAGTCACGGATCGTGCCGTTGAATGCGTAATCGCGGATCGTCGCATCGGACGCGCCGTCCTTGAACACACCCGAGCCGGTAATGCGCGCCGACTTCACGCCCGCGCCCGTCAGAAGCTCGCGCCACTGCCCCGCGCTTTCGGTGTTGGTGATCTCAACCGTCTCGGCGCTGATCGAAAGACTGCGCGCGCGAAGCCCGGCGACCGTCACGTAAACGCCCGCGCCGGTCGTATCGACCTTCAGAAGAAGGTCCTTGCCTTTTTGTGCTGCCATGTTGGGGGGACTCTTTTGTTTTGTGTCCGGCGACTCCGCTCCGCGAGCCGCACGCCGGGCACGGGCTTGGTGATCGAACTTCAGTCATCCTCGAACGCAACGAGCTTGCGAGTGCGTTCGGGGATCCAGCGCAAGACTTGTCGAAGACGCAATATTTCTTACGCCGCTTCGACTTCCGTCACGGCCCGAAAGCGTGCGATGCCGTGAAATGTTTCGCCGTCGCTGTCGCGGCGAGCTTCCGAAAACTCATGTCGCAAGTTGATCAGCCGATGCCCCGAAAGCGACAGGTCCTGATCGTGCAATGCCGCACGCGCAGCCGCGATCACTTGCTCCGCTTCGCGCCTGCCACGCGCCCGCGACCAGACATGCAACGTCACCAGATGTTCATAACCTTCATCGCTTCCCGTAGACCAATCGCGCTCAGACGATTGCCCAAACGTCACGAACGGAAACTCCGTGCGCGCTGGCGCGTCATCGTAAACGCGCGGACCGCCGAGCGCCGCTAGCGTCGGCGCGTCACTCGTGAGCTTCTCGAAGATCGCCTTCTGAAGCGCAAAGCCTGCACTCGACATCATTTGCCTCGCGTGTGTTGATGCTGATCGTCGTTTTGACTGCCGGAGCTTGCGCGCCTTTCGCCTTGCGCCTCCGCCTCGCGCTTGGCGATCGCGTCGCGCACGAGCGCCAAGGCCCGCATGCGCGCCGACGACGTCCCGATTCCACCGATACTGACGCTCATTTTCATAAGTCACGCTCCTCTACCGGACACTTCAACCACGCGCCGCGATCCTCGACGTCGATCACACCGAGAATGTCGAAGATGCGAACACCGAGGCGGATGCGCATCTCGGGCCGGACGTCGCCGCGATGGCGAATCCAGACGTCGTGCGTCGCCGTTCCCGCGACGCGATCGAGTGTGAAATTTTCGTCCGCACTCCGCGACCAGATCGCGGCCCAAACTTCCGCGACGGGCATCCATTCTGTCGTCGAGCCTCCGGCGCCATCGCTCGTTCGCTCCGGCCGTTCGATGACGATGCGATCCCGGAGGTCACCGGCTCTGACTGGCGCCTTCATAGCCGGATCGTCCGAAACGGAGTGATGAGGTCGCTGACGGCATCCGGAATGCGCGCGCCGTCTTGCCCGATCTCGCGCGGATCTCGGTGCTCGTACCAATGCGCTGTCAGCATCAGAATGGCGTGCTTCAGCGGCGCAGGAACGCTCGCCGCGCTATCGCCAAACCCCGCCGTCAAATCGATCTCGATGCCCTTCGCGGCACGTCCCGGCAGCGGCTGCACGCTGTTGTTCCAGATGAGACGCGGCGGCCGCGATGCGAGATCGACGAGATAGCTCTGATCCGAAACGGTCGTCGCATTCCCGGACGCGTCGATGACGCGAACGCCTCCGACGGAGCGCAACGGCGCCAGTGGCAGCTCGATCTCGCGCGACTTCGGCCAGCGATCGAGCGTGAATTTCCATGACTGCGTGATGAGCGCCAGCGACAGCGCCGTCTCGATGTGCAGCCGCGACGTCAGAACGAGGCTGCCGATCAGGATGTCTTCGGCATCGGTATCGATGCGCATGTGCGCCTTGGCTTCGGCAATCGTCACCGGTTCAACCGCCGGCGGACTCGTCATCACGAGAGACATTGCATTTCCTTGTTTGATTGCGCCTGACGACTCCGCTGCGCGGAGCCGGCCGTCAGGCGCGGGCTTGTTGCACGAACAGAGCAACAGCAAACGCACTCGGCGGCCTCCCCGCGAAGGCGGGGATCGCGGAACGCGAGTCGCCGAGTGCAAACAAAAATGCGGGATCACCGTTTTGCGATGACCCCGCACACATTCCGCGCGGGCGGGAGGGAAACCCGCGAGGAATTGGGATGGACGTCATCCTCGAACGGCCGAGGATGACGAGCGATGCTTACTCCGCGAACTTCAGGAGCTTGATCGCGTCAAAGTCCTGCACGCCGCCGCCGACACGCTTCGTCGTATAGAAGAGCACGTACGGTTTGGCGCTGTAGGGATCGCGCAGCACGCGAATGCCGGCACGATCGACGATTAGATAGCCGCGCGAGAAATCACCGAACGCGATCGACAGAGAATTGCTATCGATGGCGGGCATGTCCTCGCTTTCGGCGACGGGATAGCCCATCAGCGACGGCCACTCGCCGGGAGCATTGGCCGGCTGCCAGAGATAATTGCCGTCGCCGTCTTTCAGCTTGCGCACCGCCGCGACCGTCGAACGGCTCATGACGAACGTGCCGTTGGCGCGATACGGCGCCTTCGTCGCGTAGATGAGATCGAGCAGCTTGTCGCCCGGAGCAACCGCAGGGAACGCCCCCGCTGCGCCCGTCGCGACAAACCCGAGCTTGCCCCACACCCACGATGCGTTGGCGACGGTGTCGTAGGCGAGGAAGCCTTTCGGCTTGTTCGTGCCGTCGCCCGTGACGAAAGCCGTGCCTTCTTGCTCGGCGAAGGCGATGCGCACTTCTTCCGCCAGCCACTCGTCGATGTTGACGATCGTGTCGTCGAGCAGAGACTGCGATGCGGCGGGCATCGCATAAAGCTCCATCGTCGGGAACTGCAGGTTGGCGAGCGTCGGCGTCGTCGTCTGCGTGCGTGAGGCGGTTTCCGCGACCCATCCCGTGCCGACGCCGGTCGTTGCGAACGGCCGGTTGTAAACGGAGCCCGAAACCTGACGCAGTCCGGAGATCGCGCGCATCGGCGAGATCGCTTTCAAGGCGCGATTGACGGCAGCTTCCGTTTCGGCAGGGACGAGATAACCGCCGTCGGGCGCGGAACCCGCCGACAGCGCCTTCTCCTCGATCCGCGCGATGCGTGAAGCGTCGCCGCGGCGAACGTAGCCGTCGAACGCAGCTTTGTGCGCAAGTTCGGATGCCGGCGTTGCGCGGCTTCCGGCCAGATGCGGACGTGCCGACTTCAGCGCCAGGTTGTCGGCGACGCGCTTCGTCGTGTCGAGCGTCTCCTCGATCCGCGCAAGCTTCTCGGCGACGAGCGCATCGGACGCGCCGCGCTGCTCGATCTCTGCGAGACGTTGATCGTTGGTTTCCTTGAAGGCTTCGAAGGCTTCGAGGAATTCTTCGAAGGCACGCGCGGTTTCCCCGCCCGCCCCCTTCGTTTCGAGGGAAGTCGTATCGGTCATGTGATATCCTGTTTGTTCGAGCTTACGTCATCCTCGGATGAACTCGGCAAAGCCGTGTCGAAATCCGGGGATCCAGCGCAAGAGTCGTCGAAGACTCCATATTGACCCTTCGACGATTTTCATCTTGGATCCTCGAGCGGCCTCGCAAGCTCGTCCGTTCGAGGCTGACGAAATTAAGTCACCTGCATCAGCCGCGCGGCTTCGCGAAACCGCGAAGCGAGCATGGCATCGTCGTCGACTGAGCGGCGCGCATCCCGCAGGGCCTTCAGTCCATGAAAGCCCGAGCGGAGAACCGCCTGCGCTTCCGTTCGCGTCAGCCCAGCATCACGCGTAAGCCAACGCTCGAAGTCTCTCATCGTCGGAGCCGCCGTCGCGAACGGCCGTGTCTTTACACTTTGCACGCGCGCGCCAGGCAGCATCGGAAACGTGACGACGGATATTTCCCAAAGATCGATTTTTTCCAGACGCCGCACGCCGCTCGCCGCATCGCGACGCGCCTTGACCGTTTTGAAACCGATCGACAAACCATCCAGCGCACCGGCCCGCATCAGAGCCAGGACTTCACGCGCCTTCGCGACAGCAGTCATCAATCGTCCGCGCACATAGAGACCGCGCGAGTCTTCGCGGATTTCATCCCAGACGCCGATCGGCTCGGCAGGATCGTGCTGAAAGAGCATCTTGATGCGCGCGGCGCCGCGGCTCGCGAGACTTTCGCGAAACGCGCCAGGCGCAATGACGTCGTGCCCGAGATCTTCGCGATTGAAGAGGCTCGCGTACCCCTCGAACACGCCGTCGTCGAGCGACTTCGCCTCGAACGGCAAGGCGCGGCCTCGTTTCGCCAGCGAAGCAGGCAGCAGAAAGTGTTCGGTCGCGTGCATTGGCGCTCCGTCGGTTTGCATACTGATGTTATGAGTTTCGCCTGACTGGCGACCTAGATTTTCCCAGCGCGTCGCGTTCGGGAGCCAGCGCTTCGATTTGGTTGAGCTAGTCCGTCTTTACCCATTTCGGAAACTTGGGATCGGGCCTTGCGAACCATGCACCCTCACCGGCGAGCACAAGCGGATCATCGGGAAGCGCAAGCCACTCCTTGACGACGCCCTCAGTGATCTCGTCGATCGTCGATCCGTATTTCGGCTCATAGGTATAATCATAGCCATTGCCCGCAACGTGCGTGACAGGGACGCCGCCAGATTCGAGCATCGCGCGGACAGAGCGGCGAACGCAATCGGTGAGAGCATCGCCTTTGAGGCCGAAACAAACCCGACCCACCGGAACGATATGCATCAGGGCGTGTGCGTCGTAGGCGAGTTCGATGGGATGCTGAGCGATCACCTCGCTCAGAGTCTTGCCCGTATCTCGATGCAGCGGTTCGCTTGACATCATTCTAAGGATCGCGATGCGAAAGCGATTGATCCGGGTACTGAAATTCATTCATTTTCTCGTCGGTGGTGACGAAGCTCGCGGCTCTTTACGCGCCGAGCGGCCGGCTCGACGGAGGAGAGTCGCTCGGCGCAATCAAAAGAGTGGCGTTTCCACAGCGCGTCGCATTCTGAGCCGAGGGCTTAGAGCTTTGGTCGCCACCAGTCGTTGCCAAACTGGTTCACGATCTCAAAACTTTTTTTTGTTCCTGCATCCGTCAGAACCACTTCAGGCTGCGGAATTTGACTATAGGGTGGTCCGCCGTATCTCGAATCCAACCAAATGCCTTCGCGGGCATCGAACTTATAGTGTGCGGATAACTTCCCGATTTCGGTCAAACCTTCTTCGCTCGTGAGTGCTTCTCTACCGCGCGGAATACTCACCATCCCCATCTCGATCAATCCCTCTGAAAAGAGTTCGCGCAGAGACATTTCAAAGATCTCCGGCTCTAGCGGATCGCCTGTCGGATCTATTACGGTATTGAGCAAAGGATTGGCATCATCGTTGCCAGCTTCCTCAAGAACCGAGAGTATTCTTTTTTTCATCTCTTCACTGTCGATCATAGTTCAGTCTTTCTGCGGTTTATTGGGAATGGTGATGTGACTGCCTTCAGTTTTTCCCGGACCTGCTCGATATCGGTAATAGAAATCATTATTATGTTTTTGATCTGAGTCGGTCCTGTATCTGTAAGAGGGGCTCTCCATAATACGCACGCGCTCTTCTGTTTCAGGATTTCTGTATTGCAAACCGGGTGCCCGTGTCGGCCCAACCAATCGAAATCCTCGATCATACAGTTCTTTGGTCAGTCTATTTACACCCCAGCCAGCGCTTGTATTAGGTATCGCATCTCTGCGAAGTTCCTGAAACCGCGCCTCGGCCTGACGCGCTTCGGCTTCGCGGGCTGATATTGCGCCTTCGACCGTTTCATAGACCTGCGGCGACGGGCGCCAGTTCGGGTCTATTTCTCGTACACGTGCCGTTGAAGCGTTCGCTGCACTGGTCGCGTTCGACAAACGCATGATCTCAGCCGGCGTCGCTTCAACCTGTTGTCCGCCAATTCTGACAGTCGACGAAGGTCGACGCGCCTGTGCCACACGCGTTTGGGCGTCGTTTGATGCTGTGGCGCCGTCTGCGTTTGTGAAGCGACCAATCTCGTCGTGATACGGGTTGTACTTTAATCCGCCCGCGCTGCCGCCCTGCGCATCATATCCCGCCGCAGCCCGTTTCTCGTCGGTAGTGAGGAACGATACGGCTTCGAGGCGTTTCCACAGCGCGTCGCGTTCGGGGGCCAGCGCTTCGATCTGGTCGAGGTCTGGCCTCAACTCTAGAAACACGCCCGTGCCTCGCGGCCGGCTCCGCGAAGCGGAGTCGCGAGGCACAAACAAAGACTCATCCCTGGCTCCGAACGCAGAGTGTCTCTCAAACCCAGGCGCCAGCCAGTTCGCCAGCGCCCGCGCCGTGCGGTTCACCAGTGGCAGAACCGTTTGGCGCCAAAAGGCGCGCTGTGCCTCCTGATAGTTCGAGTACGTATTGTCGCCCGGAATGCCGAGCAGCATCGGTGGCACACCGATCGCCAGCGCGATCTCGCGCGCGGCGGCGTTCTTCGCCTCGATGAAGTCCATGTCCTTCGGCGACAGCGACAACGGCTTCCAGTCGAGACCGCCTTCGAGCAGCAACGGACGTCCGGCCGCGCGCGCGCCCTGGAAGTTCGTTTCAAGCTCGCTTTTCAGGCGCGTGAACTGATCGTCCGTCATCTGACCGTTCGACGCGGCATAAACGAGAGCGCCGGACGGCCGCGCGGAGTTGTCGAGCAGCGCCTTGTTCCAGCCCGCTGCCGTGTTGTGAATATCGATCGCGGTTGCCGCCGCCTCGATCGGGCTCATGCCGTAGTGATCGTTGACGGGATGAAAGAGCTTCAAGTGCAGGATCGGGCGCACGCCATCGACAACATCGTCGGCGAAACGCACAGACCGTCCGCTGACGGAGTATTCGTAACCCTCTGGCCAGCCGTCGACGCCCGGGATCACCTTCATGCGGTCGGGGCGCAGGATGTGCAGCTCGCGCAGCTCTCCATCGAGAGCAACGGCTTCGACGTAGGCGTTGCCCGAGACCAGCAGGAAGCCGTACCAGGCTTCCAGGAAATCGGTGCCGGTGTGATCGAGGCTCGGCCGCCGGAGCAGCCCGATCAGCGGATGATCCTCGATCTCCGTCGTGCCCTCGTAGAGGAGCAAAGGGATCGAGGCGGCGGCCTCCGCTATCATGCGCACGCAGCGATAGACGATGGCATTCTGCATGAAGCCTTCGCGTGCGAAGGCGGAGTAGTCGCGCGGCGCCCACACCGGCTCGCCGAGATTGTGATAGGCGATGAGCGGACCCGTCGCGGTGGCTTTTGCTTCTCTTATGTTTGCGCCTTCCGACTCCCCTCCGGGGAGCCGGCCGGAAGGCGCAACCGCACCTCGAAACGTATCTGAACTTTTCGTGCCACCTTCCCACGCCGCTTCGCGGAGCCGGCCGAAAGCGCCAGTCGCACCGCCCATGTTGCCTGGCGCGCGCAGATGCATCGGCAGCCAGCGCGTCAGCGCCTCCGAAAAAATCGACATGCATTGTCCTTTTGAAATTCTGCAGTCATCCCCTCTCCCCATTCCTTCAATGGGGAGAGGGTCAGGGTGAGGGGCAGCCTCGCGAGCGGTGCTTACCGCCGCCCCTCATGCAACTAGGCCGTGCCCCGCGGCCGGCTCCGCGAAGCGGAGTCGCCGGACACCACAAAAAACATCGCCGGGCACCAACAGGAAAGCATCACAACATCCTCACCGTCGGTTTCAGCGCGTCACTCAACAGCAGATCCGTAATCGCCCAGACGAGCGCGTCGGCGCGATCGGGGCTGCGGCCCTTGACCGTGCCGTCGGACCCAAACGCGCACATCTGATCCTCGAGCGCGTCGAGCCGGCCGACGTGCCCCACGCGGCCTTCCGCGTAGAGCGCCGCGACCGGCTCGGCCCTAACCCATTTTCCCCGCGTCGCTCTGACTTTGACGACGGGGAAATTCTGTCGAAACTGCTGCAGCACGGAGACGACGAGATCTCCGCCTTGATTGACTTCAGCGACCATGCGGTCGGCTTCGTAATCGTCAAACGCGGAAAGCGCCGCACGCGCCCAGATTTCAGGCGTTCGTCCCTGTACGGTGCGATCGGCGAGAACGTAGGCGCGCTTGTCGACACCCAATCCCGCAACGACAATTCCGCACGCATCCGACGCGGCCGTCGCCGTTACCGGTGGATCGACAGCCACGACGACGCGTTGCATCTCGGGCGCCGCATCGACGCGCGCCTCCTCGATCCAATGCCGCCGCCACAAGCCGTCGCTCGCATCTTCGACGATTTCGCCGAGCAATTCCTGCCGCCCGATCGCCGAACCCGCGTAACGCCGCGTCATCTCCGCGAGAAACGTCGGCGCGAGGTTCAACGCGTTGTCCGCCGTCGCGAGATTGACGGTCACAGTCGCTTCATCCGCGATGATCGATTTCAAAAGCTTCGTCGCGCGCGGCGTCGTCGTCACGCAGGCGCGCGGCGCATCTCCGAGACGAAGCGCAAACTGCAGCATGTCCCACGCCTTCTCCGCGTTCCGCCATTTCGCAAGCTCATCGCACCAGGCGGCGGTGAACTGCGGACCGCGCAGAGCTTCCGCTTCGTCAGCCGAGAACAATTCCGCCACCGCGCCGCTCGGCCATGTCAGCCGCCGCTTCGACGGCTCGAACACCGGTCGCTCGCGCGCCGGATGCACGGCGAGCAAACCCGATTGTCCTTCGATCATCACGTTGCGCACGTCGGCCAAAGTTTTTCCCACCAGCGCGATACGCTGGGATTTTTTTGTTGGCGCTCGGCGACTCGCGTTCCGCGAGCCGGCCGCCGAGCGCGGCCCTGGATCTTCGCCGCTGGCCAGCCCTCTGATCCACTCTGCACCTGCGCGTGTCTTTCCCGACCCGCGTCCGCCAAGCAGCATCCACACGCGCCATGCTTTATTGCTTGGCGCTTCCGACTCGTGTTCCGCGAGCCGGCCGGAAACGCCCGCGCCTTGCGGCCGGCTCCGCGAAGCGGAGTCGCAAGGCGCAATCAAAAAAGGCGCAAGCTGTTCGTCCCGCGCCCACAATTCCCAATCATGCGCGATGAACTCCAGCTCGGCTGCGGAAAGCTCATTCAGAATGTCGCTGAGACGTCCGTTTGCGATTGAGGCGTTCAAGACGTTCCGCAATTTCGCGGCGTAAGTCTTCCGCATGAGCCAGCGCCTCCTTGCTCTTGGCGTCGCCTCCCGTTGCCTTTC